CACCTGATAGATGATCTGTAGCCGGCCATCACGGCCGGAGGTGACCGCCCAGGACTTGGGCAGATCACGCAGCGGCGCACCGATCTGCTCGAGAACCTCGGAAGCGCCGAGGCCATCATGATCAACGAACAGCAGGCCACCGGATTGCGGGCCGGCTAGGACACCAATTGCAACAGCGCGGCCGGCGTTGATCTCAACGGCGAGTTGCTCGCGTGAGATGGGTGTTTTTTGCCATTCGGATTGATAAGGCCGCTTGTCGTTGCCAACTGCTACAAGCGCCCATGCGGAAGGAAGCCGCTCGAGCTGAGCGGCGAGGCTGATCGGGTCCATGCTGACCTGTGGGGGCCCGAAGTTTAGCTAGCAGGTTGGCAGGTTGGAGAGTAAATCTTCAGCGTCTGTAACAGAGCGGGCCACGCCGGCGATGCCACCAGCGTTCTGGACCACGCCGAGCCATGCCTGCTGCTCGGGGCGTAGGCGACCTGTAGCGGTCTTGATCTCGATGGAGGTGAACACCGCCAGCCGGAGACCGACGTGCTCGGGACCGATCGTGACGGTCTGCCAGCCGATCAGATCAGCAGATCCCTTGGCCAGGCCAAATGTGACCAACCGGCCGGTGCGTGGATCTGGCAGGCTGCCGACCTGATTGCGGAAGATGCGTAGGTCAGAACGGGAGCCGAGCGCCAGGCGTATTTGCTGCTGCAGGGTGGTTTCAGCATTGGCCACGCGCTTGATGGATCCGATATGCCCAGCCGGGACTGTAGCCGCGCTCCTTGGCTAGGGCTAGGAGCTGCTGCAGGGTACGGGCTTGCCCTTGGTTACGGCGCGCCTGCCGCATTACGGCCCGCTTCAACTCTTGCAGCTCATCAGCCTGTTGGCGGATGACACGCGGTTGCGACGCACATTCAGCCCCACAACAAGGGCACACTGGCGCCGGACTGAATGCAGCAAAGCACTTGGGGCATGTGCGCACCGATGGGGCTGCCTGGCCACCGCTTGCGCGCTTAGCGCCATGCTCGAGCGACCACTGGCGGATGTCATCAGGGAAGCCGTGCCGGGTGACGTTGCCGACGTGATCGAGAATGATCGCGGCATCCTTGCCTGGTGATGGCCGCAGGACGCGGCCGACCTGCTGGAGGTATAGGCCGAGCGACTGGGTTGGCCTGAGCAGGATGGCCACGCTGGCCGCCGGGATGTCGAAGCCTTCAGAGACGACGTCAACGGTCACCAGCACGCGGACGGTGCCAGCTGCAAACGCGGCGACCACGGCATCCCGATCGGCCGTGCCGCCCAACAGCAAGGCTGCGCTGATCTTTGCCTTCTCAAATGCGTCTTGCACTGAGACGGCATGAGCTACGTTGCAACAAAAAGCGATCGCCTGCTGTGCTCCTGCGAGGCGTTGGTAATGGCTAATCGCATCGCCTGTAACTGTGGGGCGATTCATGGCTGCCGCGGCCTGATCGTTGGCGTAATCACCAGCACGGCGGCGGAGCTGGGACAAATCGGCCACGATGGGCGGCGCAAAAATCCGCGCGGGTGATAGGTAACCGGCTAAGGTGAGCATCTGCACCGATGGGCCTTCTACGAGCGCATCGAAGGTGTCGCTAAGGCCGCGGCCATCAAGCCGGCATGGTGTGGCAGTGACGCCTAGACGTAGCGCAGCAGACCAGTGGCTCAGGATGCGCGACCACGATCCAGCGGCGGCGTGGTGCGCCTCATCGATGATGATCAAGCACGGTTCCCAGTTGATCGTGCCGAACCGGCGCACAAGCGTTTGCACCGATGCGACCTGTACCGGTGCATCTGCACGCTGTATGCCAGCCGCGATGATACCGTGCTGGACGCCCGCGGCGGTTAGCTTGCTGCTGGCTTGATGGATTAGCTCACGGCGATGCACAAGAATGAGCACCTTGTGGCCGCGTGCTGTGGCGCTGGCGGTGATGGCGGCCAGGATCACGGTCTTGCCAGCCCCGGTCGGTGCAACTAACAGTGGCGCCCGAGCGCCTGAGCGGTAGGCGTTGCGGAGACCGTCGATGGCCTGCTGCTGGTATGGCCTGAGTTGCATTGGGTTGCATCTGATGGCTTGATCCTATAGGATGCCGCAAGTCGCCACAACTTATGGAGAACGCCGACTATCACGCACACCCCGCCATTTCAAAGTCGCATCTGGATCTGATTGCTCGCAGTCCGCTGCATTACTGGGCGCGTTACCTCGACCCGAACCGGGTCCCGACTGAGCCGACGGTTGCGATGCGGCTTGGGACTGCCGTCCACACGCTGACGCTCGAGCAGGATCAGTTCGAGAATCGCTACGTCACGGCCCCGTCAGTTGACCGCCGCACCAAAGCTGGCAAAGAAATCTGGGCTGAATGGGAGGCCGAGGCTGCCGGTCGCGAGCTGATCACCGCTGACGATCGCGCCACGATTAGCCGCATGGCTGAGGCCGTCTGGCGCCACCCTGCCGCGGCGATGCTGCTGCATTGGCAGGGCAAGGCCGAGACCACGCACATGTGGACCGATGCCACGACAGGCGTCGAGTGCAAATGTCGGCCGGACTGGTTGACCAGCAATCTGATCGTTGATCTAAAGACCACCGAAGATGCCAGCCCGCGGGGCTTCCAGCGCAGCGTGGCCAACTACCGCTACCACGTCCAGGCGGCTTGGTATCTGGACGGGATTGAGGCCGTTACCGGCACCCGGCCTGATCAGTTCATCTTTATCTGCGTTGAGAAGAAGCCGCCCTATGCCGTGGGCGTCTATGCCGCCGATGCGGAGATGATTCAGATCGGGGCTGAAACAGCTGCGCGCGATCTTGAGGTGTACGCCACCTGCAAGGCGGCTGATGCGTGGCCGAGCTACAGCGATCAGATCGAGCCGCTCAGCCTGCCTGCATGGATGCGGCCGCGGGCTGATGGTTCCATGCCTAATCCCCCTGAAATCGAAATGTATTGACTATGAACACCAACCACAGCCTCGACTTGTTCCGGATTAGCAATGCTCAGCTAGAAGCTGCCGAGCTGAGCTACCGGCGCGGCTATCTCCATGCCGTTGCGTATCTTGCGCCTGACTCGGACTACTACAGAAAAGTTCTTCGATGGCGCTATGCAGAGCCAATGGTATTTACTGAACCACCTTTTTAACGAGTTATTCCAATGACTGACACCACAGCAATCACCACTACCTCGAGCGGATCCGTCTTCTCGGGGATTCAACAGTTCGAGGACGCCCAGCGCATCGCCAAGGCTTTGGCCAGCAGCACGCTGATCCCACCACAGTTTCAAGGGCAGCAAGGCTTTGCCAACTGCCTGGTCGCGCTGGAGATCGCCAACCGGATGGGCATCAGTCCTTTCTTGGCGATGCAGCACCTCCATGTGATCCATGGCCGGCCATCTTGGTCCAGCAGCTTCATCATTGCGATGGTCAACGGTTGCGGCCGGTTCAGCCCGTTGCGATTCGAGATCAGCGGCACAGGTGACAGCCTGGCCTGTTATGCGGTCGCCACTGATCTGGCCAGCCAGCAGGAGCTGAAAGGTCCGACCATCACGATGGCAATGGCCAAAAAAGAAGGATGGGCCACCAAGTCAGGCAGCAAGTGGCAGACGATGCCTGAGCTGATGATTCGTTACCGGGCTGCGGCGTTCTGGGGCAGGCTGTATGCCAGTGATCTGTTGCTGGGGATGCAGAGCCAGGAAGAGGTGGTCGATATCCAGCCGGTGAAAGTCACCGCAGCCGATACGACGCTTGATGATCTCAATGCCAAGATCGCGGCCGATCCTGAGCCGGCGGAGGTGGTCAGCGATGAGCTCTTCTGAATATCTGACAGCGCCACAACTTGCAAAGCGGTGGGGGCTTCACCCTGACACGCTGATGCGGTGGCGCCGAGCTGGTAAGGGGCCAGCATATTTTCGGACTCCTGGTTTCGTGCTCTACCCATTGGCCGAGGTGGAGCAATACGAAAAGGCCAACACCATTAACCACGACTGACCATGACCTTCAAAGCCAACGGCGCATTGTTTAAGAACACACCCGAGAAGCTTCAGCAACGCTTGGGTGATCGCTTCAACCCAAATGCTAACTATCCTTTGTTTGATGGGAATTTCAGCATCAAAGAAGAGGATCGGCTGGCGTTTGCCACCTATGTGATGAACGCGCCAGTCAATGATCGCGGTGAAATCCCGGTCAAGATGAGCGGCTGGGCCAAGCAAGCCAACAGCGGCCAGAGTTATTTGAGTCTTGCCATTGAGCCGGACTACAAAACCCAGAAGGCCATGGAAGAGCAAAGCGCTACCAACAATGCCGCTCAAAGCCTGGCGAAGGCAACTGATGGCACGGTTCTTCAGGACGACATGTTCTGATTCAGGATGATCAGCTCTAGGCGTGCGATCTCATGGACCGCCGCCTGGAGCATTTCCTGCTGCCGATAGGTTTGCCGCAGTAGCTGCGCGGCCAGATTGCCGACATTGCCATGCTCGGCCAGACCGCGGCAATTGGCTTCGAGCTTAAACAGCTTTTCAGGCGGGATGTCGACCGCCATCCATTTTCCAAAATCCATCGCTCTGGGGCAGTTGCCCCATGTTGCCAATGAATTGCCCAGCCTGCAGTAGCGGAAACATCCGCGCGCTGATCACCAACAATATGTTGGACGATCAGGTGATGCGTCGCCGGCAGTGTGCGGACTGCGGGCACCGGTGGTTCACGGTGGAGGTGACGGTGCCGGACTATGCGGTTGGCTGGAGTGCAGCGATGCAGAGCAAACCGGTGTTGCGGGTGCCGGTGCAGGTGACGGCCAAGCACCAGGAGGCAAGGGATTCGATGGTGGCGCTACGGGAGGCGAACGAACGGCGGTCGACGGAAGCCGACTGCCGCAACCGCGTTACGGATTGTGACAACCCTACTGCCTGATGTGCGGCGGGCGGTGTATTGTGACGCAGTCCACCCGACATCGACCCATGCTCACCACCACTCTTCTGGTGATCTGGAAGCTGTTCCTACCGCTGTTGGTGCTGGTCGCCTTGATCGACTGGCTCACCGCTTCCGACGATCGCCGCATCCGCATCCTGCGCCGCGCTGGTCACAGTCAGCGCCAGATCGCCACCCGTCTCAATCTCACCCGTTATCGCGTCCGTCGGGCGCTTGCATGATGATCACCAATCCTTGGATCAACCGCATCGGCGCTCTGGTGCTGTTGCTTGTGGTTTACACCGCAGGGCTCGACACCGGCCGCAGTGAGGCAGCCAAAGCGCACCACAACCATCCCGCTTGTCATCAAAACTTAAAGCCATGACCACCTATCGCCGCTTCTATTTCCAGATCCGCTCGGCGAATGTGATCGAGTGCATCTGGGCTCACAGTCTCACCGACGCCAAGAGCAAAGCTGCCACCGAGTGGATGCCTTGGTGGAACGAGATCGAATGGCTTAACCCTGAAACTGTCACCGATCCCACCATCCATGACTGATCAGATTGTTTCATTCCAATGGGTCGAAGAACTACCCAACAGCAAACACGGCGAAGGTGTCAGTCGACCTCGACACGGCAGCCGGACTCGTGAATATCGGGTGCTGGTTTTTAAGCCAGGCTCGCAACCGATGACTTGGATCACCAAGGCCGAAAGCAAACGTCATGCGATTCGCTACGCCGAGGCCCGCTGGCCTGGCGCTGAGGTGGAGGTGATGGAATGAGCGACCACATCCGCGCCAAACTGGAGGCGCTGATCAGCGATTCGGGCATGTTCCACGCTGGCCAACAGGATGAGCGGTTGCGGCTGTGCCGGCTGATTGATGTCCGATTGGATGATCTCAGCAAACTGGCCAGTCATCCGCACATCTCGGCGCGCCGAGAAGAACTGCTCATCATTCGTCAAGCATTACGCGATCACTCATGAAACCCATCCAGCTCGACCAGCAACGCGCCGACATGATGAACGCGCTTTATCAGGCCAGCGGCCGTACCTGCGGCACTTACACCGGCCTGTGGCAGGAGTTCAGCGGCGAGATCGCGGCCAATTTCCGCGATACCGACTACGCCGAGCTGCATGCTGCCTGCGTTGCCGCGATTGGTGAAACGGAAAGCCACCTGGCCGAGAAGCATGCGCAGCAGGCGATCGCCGTTTGTCGTCAATATTTGCTCGGGAGGTGGGCTTGATGGCCAACGCCAACGACCGCCGACTCAATGGCAAAGGCCGCAATTTCACGGTGAATGTGCGCATGAGCCGCGAGGAGATCGAAGCCGCCAGGCATCTTGGTGATGGCAACATCTCGATGGGTTTGCGGTGGGCTGTTCGCTATGCCAGCTCGCGCAACATGAAGCCGATCAAGCTGAGCACGATGCTGCGATCTGCTGCGGTGCTGGCGGCTGACATGGAGGCAACCCATGGCTGATCCCGTCAATCAGCCTGAGCACTACCGCCAAGGCGGCATCGAGTGCATCGATGCGATCGAAGCTGCGCTGACACCTGAGGAGTTTCGCGGCTATTGCAAGGGCAACGTCCTGAAGTACGTCTGGCGCGAGCGGCATAAAGGCGGCGCGCAATCCTTAATGAAAGCCCGGTGGTATCTCGATCGTCTTATCGGCACCATGGAGCCATGAAACAGCAGCACCTTAACTGGCTCGAGCGGTGGGCATTGCGGCTGCTGCATAAAAGCCCGCGCGTTAGCCTGCTGATCATGAAGCCGACTGACACGACCCTGATCGGTTGGTCGGCGCAGCCTGATGATGACATTGCCAGTGCGATCATCAATGATCTTCTGTGCCTGCAAGAGACCAGCGATGACGAACCGCCAAGCATGATGCTGGAAAGGATGTATCACGCGCCTAGCTATGGCGAACGCGAATGATCAGCTTGTATGCCGGCCGGTTGCTGCTGGTGTGCAGCTGTTCTTCTCGCAACTGGCAAGCGCATGTTGTGCTTGGCCCGCGGCCAGAATTGCAGGTGCTAGCCGATACCGGCACAGTTCACCTCCCTGATGCGTTGATCCGCGCGCAGTCCATCTATCGCATGGCGGTATCGCAGATGCGACCTGCCGATGCGCCGCAGATGTGCTGGGATTGTCTTCAATGGGACATGCGCCAGCAGGGGTGTGACCTGGGACTGCCAGAATCAAAGCGAAGCGGCGGCCGCTATGCGCCCCGGTGCGAAATGTTCCAGCCATGTCGCGCGAATGGGTAACGGCCACGCGTGAACCGTGGTGCGTGTTGATCCACCAGACGCTGATGGCAATTGATCGCCATAACCGTTTGTTCTTCCAAACAGGTGATCCCTGGCACCTGCATCGAGCCGAACACCTGCGCCAGTATGTGGTTGAGCTGAAGGATTGGATCCATCGCCATGAGCGAGCCGGAAGTGCTGAGCCGTATTGATCGCGACGGTGGCTGGATCGAGACGCTGCAACCCGCAGGTGGTGGTGAGCTGTATTACCGCAGCTGCGCTCATGGGTACTGCAGGTATTCAAGCGATCTGTGGCAGGCTGAGATCTATCTGGATCATCTGTTGGCACGATGACCGCGATTGAACTTGTCTATCTGGCTGGGATGTACTGGTTGATTTGCGCGTTAGTCATCTTGCTGCTGAGCAAAATCCTGCCCTAGCCACTGCGCGATCACCCATTCGCGTTCCGGTGTCCAGAACTCTTGGGAGCGATACCAGGTGATCCAATCGGTTTTGCCCTTGCGGCTGTTGCATGACAGGCAGCAGCTGATCAGATTGGAGCGGATGGTCAGGCCGCCGTTGATCTTGGGCACCACGTGATCAAGCGTCGGGCTGCGTCCCAACTGATCGTTGCAGTAAGCGCATTGATAGTTCCAGGCGAGGTGGATCTGATCGCGGGCCGATCGCCGGGTGACCAGGCGCGTCTCGTCAATGTGATGCTTTTCCACCGAGATCAAGCGGCAGGGGGAACACTTCGACAGACAGCTCGAGGATGTCTCCTTTGCTGTGGATGAACTCAGTGATCTGGCTGTAGATGTCAGCGGGCAGCTGATCTGGATCGGTGTCGCTGCGGATAACCACCTTGGCGGTGATTTCGGCGATGTGCGCCCGCATGAGCTGCGGCCCCGGCTTGGCTAACGGTAGCGGGTGCGACCGAATCAGCTCCAGCGGGCCTCCTACTATCCACCCATGACTTACATCCTCGATCTCGGGCCATGGCACGTCGGGCCGTTTCCGACCCACATCGCGGCGCAGCACTTCGCCGAGAGCCACGGCATCGACGATTACCGGATGATCCCGCTCGATGACCCAGCCGAGGCGCCGGGGCGGATCCACCGGATGCGCATGGCGGCAGCAATTAGCCCTTGCTAGCGGTCACCGTTTCGTCCTGGTTGTAGCGGCCAGTGATGGCATAGCTGCGCGCCGGGATGGCATCCATCTTGTGAAAGACCATCTGCCCGATCTTTATCCCGGGCCAAATCGGCACCGAATGCAGCCTACGCGCGTTCTGCAGCTCCAGCGTCAGCCGGCTGCCATGCCATCCTGGATCGCAGAATCCGGCCAGCAAGTGCTCGAGGCCTTCGCGTGCACGGCTTGATTTGAGCACGAACTGCGCGGCGATGAAGTCCGGCAGGTTGAAGATCTCGTGCGTTTCCGCCAGGCAGAACTCACCCGGTGCCATCCAGTAGGGATCGGCCTGCGTGTGATGGCTGATGCCAAGGATCTGCAGCTCGGGCCGATCCGGCACCTCAACCATCAACCGATCACCCAGCAGCACATCGATGCTGGCGGGATTTACTAGGTCTGGATCGAAGGGCACCACCATGGCGTGTTTGGCGCACAGGTGGTGGATCTCGTAGTCAGGCAGCACGCGAGGTGATCAGTAAACCCAGCGCACCTTAGGCCGCCCTTGGCGAATGCCGAGGTGCACAAAACCCTTCGGCGCGCCATAGCCGACGCTGTACGGCCACTCGCGATCACACCAGTCCTGCACCTTCTGAATGTCGGCACCGTCCACGTAGAAGTCCACTGCTCCGACGTTTGGCGCGTCATACAGGTGCTCTGACTGGCTGGCGCCACCAACGGCGCGGTTGATCGCTGGCGGTCTGTAGCCGCTGGTGATCGTGATGCGTTTGCCGCCGAAGGCCACGCGCACCCGCTCGAGGAACGCTGCCAGCTCGGCCGCGGTGTCGATTTGATGCTGCGCCACGAACCGCCGAGCTGGATCACCCAGCGCAAACTCGCCAAGCGTGAAATGTGCCGAAAGCTTGGTGCTGAATGGATCGGTTGGCTTGACCTTGTAGGGCAGCTCCTGCACCTGCTCTGGTGCCCGGCCGCCCCATAGCTTGCCCTCGGCCTCTCTGCGGCGCTTCAAGCCAGCCTCAACGTTGCTGCCAGGGTTGCGGTAGAGCAGCAGAGCATCGGGCACGCCAGTCCAGTCCTTCTCGCGTAGCCGCTTGCTGATGGTTTCGAAGCCAATCGCGCCATAGAACCCGCTGCCCAGGTTGTAGGCAAAGCTGATCAGCGCGCATTTTTGCTGGTCGCTCATCGCCACCCAGAACGGCACGGTTGTGCGCAGATGCTCAGCGATCCGATCCACCTCACTGCGCAGCAGCATATCGGCTTCAACCCGGTTGATCTTGTCGCCTTTCTTAACCTTGCGGCCATCGCTGTAACGCGTGGTGCCCCATCCAATGGTCCACGGTTCGTCACCACTGGCTGGATCGGGATAGGAGTCGAGGTGGCAGCCTTCGAACTGTTGAATCAGCTTCAGCGCTGCGCCCAGGTCAGCCTGCTTGCCGTCTTGGCTCCATGTGTTGAACCATGCCCGGTCGCGGCACATGGCAGCTGCGTAGCCATTGACGGCCAGATCCTGTTCCAGGATTTGGATTGCTGCAGTCTGATGCGGTAGGCCCCGGTAATACCGGAACAGCTGCGCCAGCGTGATCGGCGATTGATTAGCCACGTTTAGGGAACATCAGGCGCAATGCCTGCAGCAGCAGTTGCACCCAGCTGTTCGACTTGAGCGGGCTGATCGCAATAATCTCGCTGCCGGCAGCAATAATGATGGCGATAACAGCAACGGTTTGCGCGTCCATGGTCATCAATGTGGGCGTGCTTCCAGCGTAGCTACCCGCTGCTCAACCCCATTTAGCCGTGAGAAGGTTTCCTTACGATCGGCGCGAATGTCAGTGTGCATCACCTCGAGTTGCGTGGCGATGTGCTCGACAGCAGCGGTAAGGCGGATCACGGCGTCCCGAGCTTCGTCGTTGCGCTTGCTGAAACCCATGGCACCCATGGCAGCAACGGAGATCGATGCTCCGGCAACAGCAGCAAGGACCTCGATCATGGATCCATTTTAGCCACTACGCCCAGGGCCCAACGGAGGTGTTGGCGCCAGCTGCACCGATTGGCCAGATCGCAATATAAGAGCCTGCAAGTGTTGAGTAAGCACCGCCTGGAGCAGCACTCATTCGATATCTAGGAATAAAAGTGCCCCCATTTGCAATGCTTAAAGTTCCAAAAAATTCAAAAAATACTGTTCTTGTGGCGCCAGCAATGCCGGTTATGTGGCCAAATTCTGCAGTAGAGTTTGTAACGCCTGCATAAGTAGTACCACCAGCTACTAAGTTATTGGTTGGCGGAGCGGCTGCTATGCTGCTTGCTATGCTATTAGCCAAAAAATTGTTAAAAGTCGCAGTGCCGCCATCAAAACCAACAAAGAAAGTATGACTA